GTCGTAGGTGCTTTTTCACAGCAGTTTGAAAACATATGGCGAGAAAGAGGTTGGGGAATTTCACAGTATGGCGATTTTCATTTTATCAAGGGAGTTGCTTTCGTTCACGCACCATTGAATGAAATGGGTCGAGAATATGGCGGTAGACTTGCAGAATCTTCAACAATCAGCAATTCAGCAACCCACGATATAGTGTTTGGTCATAGCCATAGGGAACGATCTTGGCGAAGTGGTAAGATTGGTAGGGGAAACTATGTCAAAATAGTGAATGTAGGTTGTTGCTTGGAACACGGAGAAATTGAATCTTATGCTAAAATGTCAACTTCTGGGTGGTCATACGGAATCACAGAATTGACTTTGGCAGATGCACACATCATTTCCCACAATCAAGTTTCTATGCTAGAACTAAAGGAGAAATATGGAAAAAACTGAATGCACAATCTGTAAATATGAATTTGATTTACAAGGAGAGGGGGGAACGCAAGGAAAGTTTGGTGATATATTGGTCAGTTTATGTCCTACCTGTTACAGTTGCCTGTTGGATTGGGTTATGCAATTAAGCAAAGAAAAGGTACAGGATATTTTAAATGAACAAAAAAAAAAGCAAAAAGAGCCTTATCAGAGTGGGGTTTTAAAAGTGAGTGGATAGAAAAAACAATGAAAAAAATGAACAGGATTTAGGCTGGGATAGTTTCTTGCCTTTTTATTCTCAATATTATTGGCATAAAAATTGGGAAAATAAATGGTCAATAGCTTGGTATTATGGTCCAAGAATAGAATGGATGGAGTTGTGTAATGAATCTGGAAAAATTAAAAGACGAACTAAGATTTGAAGAAGGCTATCGAGATGAAGTATACCTTGATTCAATGGGGTTTAAAACTATTGGCATTGGTCATTTGGTCAAGCCAACTGATAAGTTTGTTCAAGGAAAAAAATATCCAAGAAAGGTAATCGAAAAAATATTCGATTATGATGTCAAGATATGTGTCCAAGATGCCTATAATTTGTGCAAGGATTTAGACATAAACGAGGAAGCAATATTAATTGTGGCTCATATGTGCTTTCAATTAGGCAGAACAAAGACAGCCAAATTTAAAAAGATGTTTGAAGCATTAAAAAATAAGGATTATATTGAAGCTGGATTACAGATGGAAGATTCACTATGGGCGAAAAAACACACACCAGCGAGGGCGAGCCGATTAGCAGAGCAGATGAAAAAGTTGACTTGAGAAAATTTAGAAAAAGGATTACTACACAGGAAGAAATACAGGAAATACATCAAAATAGAAAAAAATATAAAGAGGAAGATTTAAGAACAAAAATGGAAAGAATATCCAAACAACAAAAAGAAGAAGGAAGAATAGTAGGAGCAGATTAAATGGGATTACTAGACATATTTACAGGTGGAAGCATTAAAGCTGTTGGTAATATAGTTGATGAACTTTACACTTCAGAAGATGAAAGAAACCAAGCAAAGATAACTTTAGAAAAAATACAATCAAAATTAAAAGAAAAGCAATTAGATATTAACATTGCAGAAGCGAAACATAGATCATTATTCGTTGCTGGATGGCGACCTTGTCTTGGTTGGGTGGGCGCATTATCTGTTGCGTATGTTTATTTGTTACAGCCAATATTGAATATGATATTGCAATTATTTGATGTTCATATAGATTGGGTCGTTCTTGATCTCGGACAACTTATGCCTTTAATATTGGGTATGTTAGGTCTTGGGGGATTGAGAACATTTGAAAAATCGAAAGGAGTTTCAAAATGAGTAAATTATTAGATTGGATTAAATATAATGAACTGAATCCTATTGTAAAATGGGTAATAGTTTTTGTAATAATCTGGGCGGCACACCAATACATCTTACATTAGAAGTATGCCTAAATTCAAAGTAGGTGGTAAAATGATCCACGCAAAATATCCGAAGAAATCTGGAAAAGGGAAATCATACACCTATGGCAAAAAGAAAATCGGCAAAGCTAGAAATCGTAATAGATAATAAACCTTACGAACTTCAAGAAATACATTGGCTTGACATTGTGGGCGATTCCACGATTGCAAGTGCAGATGAATTTGACAAGATGAAATGTGCAGAGATGGTCAGCGAGGCCTACATCTATAAAAAAGATAAAAATTTTTTATATACTTTTTCATCTTATCAGAAAAATGATGTAGGTTTTGGTGATCGAAACATCATTCCTATAGGTTGTGTGCAAAAGATAGAAAAAAAGACTTTATCATAAAATGGCTGAAATCTGGGAAATAAAAACCCTCATATCTCAACGAGGTTAAGGTTTAAGGGGAGTAGCTGTATGATTGCACCCCCTTAATTTTCTTATATACCCCAAATTTCTTTTCTTGCTTTTAGTTTATCTTCACTAGCATACTTCCATCTCCAATCTGATAAATCTGGAACCAATACTGAACTAACATCTGCTTTGGATTTACATTTATCTAGAGTAGAAGCACAATTATTAAGATTCAATTCTATTGTTTGTAAGTGAATGGGATCATCAATATCAAACTCTATAAAATCACATTTTTTAGGAGTGCAATATAAAAGTTTAACATCAACCTTTTTATCAAACTTTTCCTCTAATGCTTTTTTATAAATAACTTGTTGCTTGATATGACTATCTCTAATTTTAAATTGAGAAGATGTTTTCAAATCTATAACAGTTATTTCTTCATCATTCTCAAAAATAAAATCAGTATAACCAGAAAAAGGTATATCAAGTATTTCTGTTTTAACATTAGATTGATAAGATAAATAAGTTGAATTAGTTTTAGTTATTTTATCAAATAACAATATAGACATAGGGTTAATCATATCTCTTTGTTTCTTTTTTTCTTCCTCACTCTCTAAAGAGAAATAAGAATTGTCATCATAATATTGATAAATTTTTTTTATAAATGTATCTGTTTTTTTATACTTTTTTTGAAAATATAAACTAAATCCATATTCTATTGCATTACCCCTTATCATTGCACAACTAGGAGCAAAGTCATATTTATAAATATATCGTAATACAAAACCAGCCTTATCATCTATCCAATTATTAATTCTGCTTGGACTAAAGGGAAGTAATTCAAATCGTTTAAATGTTTTTATCATTTTATCTCCATTTTTATTTGTTTAATTTTTTTATTAATTAATGACATTTTTTTTCTCCTCTGATTCCAGATGGTTTCCTATTGTATTTTCATCAACTAATACTTTAAAGTAATGAGATATTGCACCAAAGGCAATCGCCCTATCCTTTTTCTTTAGGTGTTCAAGTTCATTGTCAATTTCCACCTCAACATCATCTTTGGTTTCTGGATTGAAAACCAATTCAATAATTATTTTATGTTTCATTTTATCTCCATTTTTATCTTATTTACTTGTTGATCAAAGAAACTTCCTTGATCTTTGTTTTCTTCATTCTTCCAGAATACATTACACAATCTGAAAGGTTTTTCACCCTTAAATCTGGGTGGAATAATCTTTTTTGTCTTGGTTAGTAAAGCTGATTCTAACTGCTCGACACTTAAAAACATCTTCTCATTTGTTTCTGTCAATGTAAGGATAGCGCCACCCTTTTGAATAGCTTTCTCAACTTCATAATCCTTGATACTTGCCTTGCCTTGCCATAATCTTGCAATGTTTCTTTCGTAGTATTTACTAGTGCTTTGTTTCGGCATTTGTTTTCTCCATTTTTTCATCATTACTCATATCTTCTCCTCCATATCGTAGTTACTCGGTCATAATTGATCCGATCTATCATCTGTGATTTAGTTTTCGGTTCTCTTAACGCCTTTTTTCCTAATCGTTTTCTTAATCTTCTTATTCTTGTCTTGAGATTCATTAATATAATCCTTTGGATTTAAACTTAATTTCTTATTATTAAGTATTTGATTGAGTGTTATTATTTTATATTTCATTTATCTTATCCTGTAAAATAGTTTTCAATCCCTCATTGAATACCTTGTCTATTTCAGTTCTTGTATGACAACTTCTGCATAAAGGAATGAGATTTGAAATTCTGTTTGTTTTGTTTTGGGGATCGCCACCCATCTTGCGACCTATCAAGTGATGAATGTCTACAGCTTTTTTATTGGAACAACCCCAGCAGTTAGGGGTATGCTGATCTGCATACCCCCAAAAGTTAGAAAAAAGTTTCTTGTAATCTTTCATTAAATGTCAGGCGATTGGCTGAATGATTCATCTTTTTCTTCAAACTTAATGTTTAAAGTTCCATCATCATTTTTCCAAATAGCTAAAGAATAAGTTTTATCTGATTCAAAAACAA